AAAGTAGCAGGAGGGAGTTTTCAGACAATTCCCCAAGTTGTCAGACAGCTCTGTGTCTACTTAAGTAATTTTCATCTATTGTCAGACAATTTATTGACCTACAAACTACGTACATAGTTATCCACTTAGTAAGCTATCTTAACAAACACTTATCCACATAGTAAAACAAATAAACTTATCTACAATACAAAGTTTACACTTGTAATTATCAGAATATTCAGAATATTCTGACTTCAAGAATCGTGCCAAGTACAAAACGCACTCATACTCTGTCAGACATTACACCAAATTGTCTATACAATTCAGGCATCCAGGAACGAAGTTATCAGACAATTAACTGTGTGTACCGTAATTGACAGACGAAGACAAATTGTTAAATCTTTCACGAGGAACTCTCCAGAATTGTGTCAATTTGACACACAATTCAATTGTGGATAACTAGAAGTGTAGGTGGAATCAATGTTAAAACAGACAGGTTGTGTCTACACAATTAATAGCGTTACTATGTGGGTGTAGGGACGGAACCCCACACCGTCACTATAATATCGTAGAAAGGACGTTCGCTTACTCTCTGAGTCCTATCTTATGATATTGTGTGCAAATAAAAATAATTAACAAAGAAAGGAAAACAAAACCATGACAAACATCATTGAATCTAGCAGAGACTACACAAAACAGGATATCTTTCGTATGACTCACAACTCGGAATCGCTTAAAAATATTCCGGAGGGTGAGTGTATCACCATCGCGGGATGGGCACTTCTCGATACCACAAAAGAGCCTGATGAGGATGGTGAGCTTTTCACGCAACGTATTCTCATTATCGAGACTGTCGATATCGAGGGCAAACACGGTTACATTGCTACTCAGTCTGACGTTGTATATCGTGAGCTGATGGATATCTGGGAAGCGTTTGTAGTTGGTGCCGTTGGTGACTCTGATACGGTCGAGGTTTGCCACGTGCTCGGCACGAGTAAATCAGGCCGCACGTTCCATAACATCCGAGTAGTATAGGCCATTCACACTTACTCCTTTTCAAGGCGCCGGATTATTCCGGCGCCGCTTAAAATCGGAGGTGATCTATTATGAACCTATATCTACCGAACGGTTATTTTGACGCACAAGCCGTGTTAGGACTAAAATACAATTATATATTTTGTACGGGCGGCCGTGGTACTGGCAAAACCTATGGAACACTGAAAGCTTTAGTCCAACGACAAAAGACGTTCCTTTATCTCCGCCGGACCCAAAAACAGGTTGACGTCATGTTAGATGATGGTTTTAATCCATTTCAACCGTTGAACGAGGATTGTGGTTATATGATAATGCCTTATCGGGAGTCCAAATATATTTGGGGATTCCGGCATTCTCACGTTAACGCTGACGGCGACATTGTACCGGACGACGGCAATTCTCTGGTATGTCTCACAGCATCCCTTGCCACGTTCGCAGATCTTCGAGGCATTTCGGCGGAATATATCGAGACTATATTTTATGATGAATTTATCGCGGAAAAAGGTGCGCGGCGGATGAAAAACGAGGCATATCGACTGTTAAATGCCGTCGAAACGATTAACCGAAATCGAGAACTTAAGGGAAAACAGCCTGCTAAGCTAATCGCAATGTCTAACAGTGAAACGCTTGCTAATCCAATATACATGGAAATTGGCGTCGTAAAGCAAGCCGCTGAAATGCAAAAGAAGTTACAAGATATCCGCTATTTTCCGGACCGTGGCTTGTGTCTTATCTCTTTACAAAATAGTCCTATTTCGGAAAAGAAACGTAATACGTCGTTATATAAACTGACAGGTCAGGACTCCGCGTTCGCGACTATGGCTCTCGATAATACATACACGTATAACGAAAGCAACACGCATAGTCTGAACTATAAAGAGCTTGTCCCGCTGTATCGTGTTGGAGAATTGCAAATTGACGGGTGGAAAGGCCATGACATGTACTACGTCACGGGCAAGTTCCACGGAACTGTTAAAGAGACTTATAATATAGACGACTTGGAATTTAAGCGATTTAAAAACGCACATCGTGATGTTATAGTCTACTATCTTTGGAATCTAATTGTATTTGAAGACTACTACCTCGAAAGTTTGTTTATCGAGATGTTCGGATTAAACAAGTAATCGGGTCAGTATAAAAGTTTGCGGGGGTTGCGCAATCCATGCCGTCGGAAGCGGTGCGCATGGCGGGGACGCCGGGATTCCCCCGCATTTATTAAGGGGGGTGATTAGACTGGATACGTCGTTTATTATGGACTTGTGGAACGGTGGCGGAATCCCACTACTCATGGCGGCCTATATCTATTATCAGGGCAAGCTTCACAGAGAAGAGGTTGACAAGCTGTCGACGGCATTGTCAGAGCAAACAAAAGCGGTCGTTGATATGACCGCAAAAGTAGAAATCATGCTATCAGAATATATTGATAGTCACAAAGGCGGTGAATCAGCGTGAATGTTCCCGAAAATCTAACTAAAGCATTAGGAGACTTGAAAGAAATTGACTACACAGGAAATAAGCTTAGTTCTGGCGATGTTTTGGTTTACATTGGTAGAACTAAATTAACTACAGATTGCGACTTGCCCGACTTATATATGAGTGTAGGTAAGAAACGACCTGTGAAAGCATTGCAAGCAATGCTCAATAATTACGGATATAGTCTGTCCGTTGATGGCATTTTTGGCGCGGCCACTCGCAATGCCGTTGCCGATTTTCAGACTAAATATCACGTTGACGTGCAATATAAAGGCACTGTTGGACGAAAAACATGGTTAAAAATAATTAAGGGGGAATAAGAAAATGACTAAAAACGAAGTGAAAATGTTACTTGACTACGGGTTTAGTGTAAGTGAAATTGCGGAAATGGGAAAAACACCTGCACCCACACAGGATCCAAAACAGGATCCCAAACCGGATCCAAAACAGGATCCCAAACCGGATCTAAAACAAGATCCCAAACCTGATGAGGTTAGTAACCGTGATCTACTGGCGGCTGTCACTCGACTTACGAACATGATGGCAATGTCTAACATTCGTAACACTACTATTAGCAATCCGGAACCTGACGTGACAGCACAGCTCAACTCATTGTTCGCGGCTCCGCCTACTCAGCAGAAATAAACTATGGAGGTAATTGATTATGAATGATCTAAGCATTTCTCAGATTTCTGCCGTTCTGAATGACGTTATTAGTCAGGCGACGGGGCAGAAAACATTGGGCGCGGTTGACGCGTCGCAGTTGGTCGCCGTCGGTCAGACGCAGTTGTTAACTAAGGCCGATCCATTGATGAGTGCCATTTCTCAGGTCCTCAGCGGGACTATTTTTTCAGTCAGACCGTACACCGAAAAGTTCCGAGACTTGGAAGTCTCCAAAATGAAATTCGGCAACATGGTACGCAAGATACAGACTTGTGATTCTGAGTTTGTCGACGACGACCGTCTTCCTCTGACTGACGGTCAGTCGGTAGATATGTACAAGATTCGCAAGGACTCTGTACTTCAAACTAACTTTTACGGCGAAACGATGTATGAGGACTACTGGACAACTTACCGTGACCAACTGGATACAGCGTTTAGCTCTGCGGATGAATTTGGACGGTTTATATCGATGGTTTTACAGAACCATGTTGATCGCCGTTCTCAGGCTCGCGAGGATCTCGCGCGTATGGCTGTTGTCAATCTGATTGCTGGCACGATTAACGCAGGTGGTAACCGTGTAGTGCATCTGATTGCTGAGTATGCCGCATATAGCGGAAAAGAAGTGACTGCCGCAAATTATACTGACCCGACTATTTACCCCGGCTTTATCAAATGGACGTACGCGCGTGTCATGGAAATTAGTAGACTTATGACAGAACGTAGTACTATGTTCCACACGACGCTTGGAAGGAAACTGATGAGACACACGCCGCGAGAACTTCAGAAAATGTATATTCTCGCGCCAAACAAATACCACATCCAGACTGAGGTATTAACTGACGTGTTTAACCGATCTGAACTTTCCGGAATGGACGGTGAATTAGTGACCTATTGGCAGAGTATCGACGACGGAAAACGCGATGCAATCAATGTAACACCGTCAATCCTCAAGCCTGACGGCACGGCGGCCACCGGCGACGCGGTTTCGCAGGCGGGCATTTTTGGTGTGATTTTTGACCGCGAGGCTATCGGAACTACACATGTAAACGAGTGGAGCGGGACTACACCTTTCAACGTGCGCGGTGGCTATTGGAATACATTTTTCCACGCAACTGATAGGTACGTTAATGATTTCACAGAGAACAGCGTGGTGCTTTTACTTGATTAGTTGGATTATATTAGGCGGCGCGGCTATAGTGATTAACACTATAGCCGCAATCGCGGAGGTGATCACATGGGTATTGATGTAAGGTTACACTCATCTTCTAAGAAATACAATAGTACTAAGGTTTTCGATAATAACGTTGACTATTACGCGCGCTATGATTGTCAGATCACTGTCGGTTGTAGTATATTAACGCCTACGATTATAATCAATAATGATGATATTCCCGTTGCATTTCGCTATAACGGAAATGACGCCGAAGGCAGTCCGTTTGACATTGAACACGTCGGGTTGTGGAAATATGCGTATTTGGGGCAATTCTGTCGGTGGTATCAAATTATTGATATCACATACAACGGGGGCATGTGGGTAGTATCATTGACTGTTGACGCGCTAATGTCCTATCGTGGCAATATTGGGAGTTCCCGCCAATTAGTCGCACGTTGTAGTAATCTTTCTACCCCGTGGTTAGATGATTCTTATATGCCAATTGTAGGCAGATCGACTATTAGTGACGTTCCATGCCCCAATATTAACGCAGGCTGTTTTAATGCGTCAGTTGTAGGTAGTAATCAGATGTATTATGTAGTATTAGTCAATACTGCTAATCTCATCACGTCGCGCGGTATGTTAACACCGTATGTATTGGATTATTCCGGCATGGTACAGCTCAACCGATATCTAATGGACGCGCCGCAAACATATATGGGGCCAATTACTGATGTTACGGATAATATGCTTAAGGCATTAATCAACCCGCTTCAGTATATAGTCGCAGTTAAAGCATACCCTTTTAAGCCTTCGATTATAGGTGGGACGGCGGGGGCGGATGTTAAAGTCCGTGTAGGATTCTGGCAAACGGACGTTGTCGCATTAGGATTTCTTGCAAATCAAAAATCGGTATGGGAAGATTTTGTCGATATTCCTAATCATCCTGATTTCTCAGATAGTCGGAAATACCTTAATAATGCGCCATATACGACTATCAGATTAGATTTTCTTCCATTTTATCAAGGTGAAATAGACGGTACCTATCTTCAGAATAACCGCAAATTATGGGTCAGGATCGTTTGCGATACATACACGGGTGATGCGACTATGTTTCTATACGCTCAACCCGAATTGTCTAAATGGACATTGATATATAGTTATAACGCTAATCTTGCGTTAGATATCCCCGTCTCGCAAATTATTAGTAATAATTTCGCCGCCGACATTGCTACTACTATTGCCGACGTTTCCGTAAAAAATGCTAGTTTGGCATCCAACTCCGCGCACAGTGCATTTAACGCGGCTAAATCAGCCTCGGACTATAGGGGTAATGTACAAGACTATCTAAGTGCGGGCGGTGACTGGAGATATGCCGCGTCTAACGCTAATATGTCGTTGTTAGGTCTAATCAATACACCTACACTCGCAACATTGCAAAAAATGAGCGTTGAACAAGCATCACAGCAAGCGTGGCTCAATTATCAGAGTTCGGGCTATGCGAAAGAAGCTGCGGAAAATACAGAGATAGCCGCTAATGCGCAAAATATCTATTCGCCGATTGCGGCAAGAATGCCTGTACCTGCTGTTAGGGGCAACGTATCAACGTTAGTTAATTTATCACGAGATCATATTATATATGTAGAATTTTGGACTCAGAATGATGTTGATGCAAATCTACACGGGCGGCCATATTATCAGTATAACACTATTGATAATTGTGGTGGATATTGCGAAGTGATTAACCCGATAGTTGATTTTGGAAACGCCGCCGAAAAGACTATGATTGAACGTTTTATGTCCAATGGATTCTACTACGAATAGGAGGTGATTCCGTGGCAAGCCTAAAAGAATCGTACAATTTCATGATCGAAAAGTGTAAAGCTTCTAACGTCAGATATAGTCAGACATACAGAGAAGGTCAAATTATCGACGGTTTACAATATTACGATTGTTCTAGTTTAATCTATGCCGCCCTACAGGCGGGCGGATTTTACCAGGGTGTTTCCGATTATACACCTTGGTTCTGGACAGCCATTGAACAATCTGAGCTTGTTAGTAAGTTAGGATTTTCTCGTCTGAATGCCCGCACGGAGGAATGGAAACCGGGGGATATCCTATGGCGGGACGGCCATACGGAGATGGTATACAGTCGGGATCCGTTGTCTAGCATGGGCGCACGGTCTGCTAATTTGCCCGCTGATGATCAAGTGGAAATTCATTCTACAACTGTAAACAGTTGGGTGTATATTCTGCGATGCCCCCCGGAATCTGACGACCTTAACGGAGTGCCCGCGCCGTCGGTATGGTATAATGACGACACGTATCTTACACAGGCCCAACGCGAGAACAATGCGCGGATCGTATGGGCATCGTTAATTATACAGGGATGGTCAGAGTATGCCATAGCGGCGCTATTGGGTAACATGGATCAAGAATCGACTATTAACCCCGGCTTTTCACAGCGTGGCGGGTCCGGTTATGGTCTCGTACAATGGACGCCTGCTAGCAGGTGGACGGATTGGGCCGACGCGAGGGGGTACGAACATAACGACGGAAATGGTCAGATTCTAAAAATAGTCGAGGAAATGACTGCGGATAATCAGGATGAGTGGTACACGACTCGTGAGATATACGGAGATAATCCACCTAACGGCCAATACAATCTATCGCGTGATGAGTATATCACCAATAGCGGCAATCATACCATAGACTATCTAACGTCAGCGTGGTTGTGGGAGTATGAGAGACCGCCGCTGGAAACTGCTAATGAGTCCTACCGGAGACAGCAAGCGAACTACTGGTATAATCTATTTCACGGGTGGACTCCCAAACCGGATCCGGGCTTTAACTTGCCTATATGGTTAATTTGGAAAATAAAGGAGATGAATAAATAATGGAAGCACCTTTTTCGTACCAATTCGAAAATGTCTACAATAGTATGAGGTCTCCGTCAACCGTGCATTGTAAAAATACGGGGCTTGTTAATTTTTTCGCGAGAATGCTCTTGAATGAGGCGTTGTCTGTACTCACTATTGACGGCACACCGGACACGTTCCCGGAACATTATATGGAGTATTCGCTATTCAATTTCGGATTCGTTTCGATTATAGACACCGACAAATTCGGTGTGATCCCCCAAATTTGTAGTATTTATGGGTACGACGTATTTTATCGACCGAATCGCGTATTAGTCAGCAATCCGTTATTACCTACTATTGACGTGCAAATCGGTACAGAGTGTGCACTGATACAGTTAATGCCTGACTACTCAGGACTATTAGACGTAGTTACATTTTACGCCGACATGATGGCGTTAACCGCTGAGTCGGCGGGTATCAACTTGATTAACAGTAAACTATCGTATGTGTTTACAGTTGACGACAAAGCAAGCGCTGAGACCGCGAAAAAATTATATGACAATATTGCTAGTGGTATGCCCGCCGCCTTCGTCGGAAAATCTCACCTCGACAAAAATAGTTGGAATCTTTTTACTCAAAATGTAGGTCAAAACTATATCGCGGATCGCAACTTAGTTGACCTCCGTAATTGGCACAACCAATTTCTAACGTATATCGGCATTCCAACGGCGAATATCGACAAAAAGGAACGGCTGATAAAAGACGAAGTTAACAGTAATAACGTGCAAACGAGTGCGTTAATCAGTGTGTGGTTGCGAGAAATACAGCGCGGTTTGGACATAGCAAACCGTCTGTTCGGTCTTAATATGAGAGTGCGCTATACGTTCGCTGAGACGGGAGGTGACAGCAATGGAGAAAATGACAATATCGTTTATCGGTCTGTATAACTATAATGCTAATCTATTTGATCTGTTCAACGTTCCTGACGGCGTTGTGAAGGAAAACATAGTCAATCGACTTATGGCGGAATCCTCGGATCTGGAGCTAATCTACCCTGACTGGGATGTGTGCTACACGATGTTACAACTATTTTCATTGTCCAATTTAGACCGTTGGACGAAATTGTATCAAACTACGAAGTTAGAATATAATCCTATCGAGAACTATGATAGGATCGAGGAATGGACGGATACCGGATCCGGCGAATCCTCCGGTACGGCGTCTGGCAACTCGACTACAACAATTAAGGACACGTCAACCGCAAACGGCACAGGTACAACGTCAGCGGTTGCCTACAATAGTAATACACAAAAGGACGTGGGAAAGAATACGAGCACAAGTGAAACTACACAAGACGGTACTAACACGAACACGACGACAGATACAAGCAAGAATACAACGAATGGAACGACGAAACATAGCGGTAGAATTCACGGAAACGTGGGTGTGACTACAAATCAGCAAATGATCATGAGCGAACGGGAATTGCAAGAATTTTGTATCGAGGATCTTATAATTAACGAAACTATTAAATATTTTTGTGTACTTGTCTATTAAAGGGGGTTATAATATGGGACTTTTTGAAAATTTTCCTTATACGAACTTTCATAATCTGAACTTAGACTGGATTATTAAGGTTTTAAAGAATGCCGTCGCAGAATTGGAAGAAATTCAGACAAATTGGGAAAGTGTGCGAGAAACGGCGAATACAGCGAAAACGACCGCGGACACGGCCGCGGTGAAAGCAGAAAATGCCAGAATTACCGCAAACGGAGCAATGACAAAAGCAGACGCCGCAAAAACTCAGTCTGAGAATGCGGAATTGACGGCAAACGCCGCGCGTGTTACCGCGGAGGATGCACAAGCGACTTCTCACGAATCGGACGAAAAAGCCGCCCGCGCGGAAATTGTAGCGGGCGCGGCTCAATCCACGGCAAACGCCGCGAAAAAGACCGCCGACGGCGTGGATGCAAAAGCGACGACGGCGTTAGAAAATAGTACTAACGCTGTCACGACAGCCGACGCCGCGACAAAAACCGCTGACGGTGTGGATGCAAAAGCGACGACGGCGTTAGAAAATAGTACTAACGCTGTCACGACAGCCGACGCCGCGAAAACAGCGGCGACTAATGCGGATAGCAAGGTTGATGCATTGACTACGACTGTAAACACCGTCGGTAAAACTGCGAATGATGCCATGTCACTTGCACAGACCAACGAAAAAGATATTGCGGCGAATGACGCCGATATTACAACGTTAGAATCAGCGGCATTTATAAATCAAGAGCCGTCAGTAGATACCGCTGGTGCTGGCACGTATACGATTAACGTATCGCCGACGGTTAGTTATACTCCATACGATGTCCAAGTGACAGCGCCGCAATCTCTCGTCAATTGGTTAACGGAAGTGCGAGATTTACTCACACTTTACGATGTGGTGTATGATCCCGCCCTGCTTGCTAATACAAGCGGAGGAGAATACAGACTCCCCGTGCTGGGTTCCGTGATTGATGCCAATAACATTCTGCACATGTATGCATTGCTTCCATACAGTAGCGGTGATACGGATGGTGTAGTATCAATAGAAAACATTAACGCACACCTTGTCTACAAAGCGCGACGAAAACCAACAGTCTAAAATGATTGAGATATAATTTCCGACGGAATCCAATTAACTTTATAGTCACGCGGTTTCATCACGATGTACGAAGCGGACTGAAATTTCAGTCCGCTTCTTTCTATAGTCTGAATGGGAGCGGACACGTATTTCACCTTCATTCCTCCAGCATTACTTATATAGTAACCGTCTCTCAAGTCGTCGATGTTCCGGAGGGCACGGCGTGCGCATTCCTTGGCAACTCCTGCTATAGTCCATTGTAGGCCGTCATGACTAACTTTACCGTAACATTTTGCATGTAAAAAGCGGAATTGTTTGATGCCGTATTCCTCGTTTGGATAGTCATCTTCGAAACTACCAATGTAAACACGTTCGCCCTTATAGTTAATTACTACAGCATCACGGGCCGCAACCTGTTTATGCTTATAGGCGTTAAATGCCGCGATACAGGCGGCTTTCTTACCTTTGTAGTAGATTGAATCGGTATCCCAATACAGAACGCGAGACCATCCAATCTGTTCTTGCATTTTATACAGTTGTAGTCTGCTCATTGAAGCAGTCCAAGTCCCCCACACGAACGGGAGAGAACGCTCCGTGAATAACTGATTATATTCGTCATCTGACATTGTTAAAATTTTGTCTTTCCAACTGATAGTTTTTGATTCAATTCCATTTGTAGTAGAAATGTATATGTGGTCGTCGCGCGCGGGTTTCTGAGCACACGCGCCGAAAATTGTATTCACGCAAATCTTGCTAAACATATAGGCAAAATCAGATCGATCCTCGATAGCTTCTTTGTTCGTAAACCATCGTTTAATTACTCCGCGGATACTAGCAGGCAGATAGCCCAATTTAGACATTACCGCCGATTCGACTACAAATGTATCATAGTCGTACGAATGCGCGATACGGTAAATGTCGTTGGAATCGCAGGCAACGGTTAACGACTCCGCGTATATTACGCGGCCATTGTCCAGACTATAATCATCTGATATCTCAGCACATTTGCTGAATGATATAGTAGGATTCGCACAATCGCTTTTGACAACTACACCTGTCATTTTGACTATACACCACATAGCATATTGGTCTCGCAGGTCTAGGACATCTTCAACCGACATTTCACGGCATATTGTTTTCAATCGGCCCATTGGATACTTTTGTAGTAGCATTTGCGAGGGGTGAGCGGACTTGATGTCAACCATATTACAATTGTCAATGGTACGGCCTGCGAAAAAACGGGATCCGTGAGTATCTCCACCCGCCATACTCTCGATTAGCAGTATGAGTTGCTCGCGTGTGGGGCGCGTCTCCCTACGTACCGCGCGGAATTGTGGATCATGGTTGACAACGGACAGCACGGACTCGCGCACGATGCCCGTATTGGTCAAGGGCACAGTTGCGGTTGTGTAACCATGATCCGCGTATAGTTTAAGAATCGCTTCTCTCAGTCCGACGACATCCCAGATACAATATGCCCACTCATCTGACGTTAGATAACTAGCAGGCGTTCTATTAATTGTATAGTCAAGTTCGCCCACAAGCTTGTGATGTGCTAAACCTTTAGTCGCTTTATCCAACGACTTTTGGAATAGCTTGTAACTATCCCTAAATTCTAGTCCATTCTGAAAAATCATAGTTAACGGCTTATTAGATTGTGGGACTAAAAAATCCGGCGCCCCGAACGACTCAGATAATAATTGACTAAGATAGTAAGATTCATAGCCCAAATTGTGAACGTATATAATCATACGTTTTTTGCTGTCTAGACCGCACTTATTAAGTATAAGTGTCAGCAAATTCTCTAGATCCGAATATGTGCGGCCTACTACCGTATAAGGACCGACGCAGGCTTGCCACACGTACATATAGCCGCAACTTTCGTCTTCAGTTGTAGTTTCAATGTCAAATGTCATAAAATCATCAACATAAACAGATCTAGAACGTTTTGATTTACGCGTGAACTCATGTTCACGCGCAAACTTACTAACTATGTAATTGTATTCGTCGCGCTCATACGCGACTATATCTCTAATTATAATCAAAATTCGTCTTCCCCTTTTCCGGTACGTTCTTTCCACAGGTTTTTAACATAACGGAGCAATTTAACATCGTGGCCTGCTTTTTCGTTGTAATTGAGTGTTTCAACTACTTCTTTGACCGCATCGATATCGTACGATTCTTGTAAATACCACGCGATATCTGACGACAAAAGTTTCTCGTTTACTTTTGTCCACAGAGTATTGAGCTCCTTATTCAATTTTGCGATGCTACCACGATAGCCCAACACCTTTGCTTTCTCATACTGAGCTTTTCTTTTCTCTTCTTTTTCCAATACAACAGAAGCGCTGGACTCAGGATTGACCAGAAAATCGCGGATCCTATAGAACGTGTCTTTAAGCAGACTTTCTTTCATTTTGCCAATCCCGCGACGGAATCTAAGTTTGGGGGTATTCGCCGCCTGATGGCGGCGCTTGTTTTCGATTTTTACGGCGCTTGATAACTGATACGCGCCGGATTTTTCCAATGTAAGCAGACGCTTATCTGCTACAGCGGCCATCTGTTTAACTACCTGACGGAGACCGGAGACGCTTAGCGTCTCCGGATCGATGGAACTATAATCCCTACGTTTTCCTCTGGGCATCTGCTCTACCTCCTCACATATGCGGTGTACACTTCTTTTCCATATGCTACCTCAACCATTTCCACGTCGTCCATCATAATACACTTCTCAAGTATTTCTAGCAGACTTCGGGTTGATATCCCATTTACGATATCCGCAAGCTGATGCTCAACTTCCCATACATACATAGTCCACATAGCATTACACCTCCGGTCCTAATATGACTAAACTAATAATTACATAGATAACTACAAACATAAATTCTTTCATATAATCTCCGCCTTTACTTTTCATAGCGCCGTACCTCCGTATATTTTCATCATGGGAGACCATTTTCCCCGAATGTCAAAATCATACATATACACAGATCCGCATTTTCCCGCCGCACGGAGGGCCACAGTTTTCGTTTCTTTCCACTCGTTTCCGGCGACGCCGTTTACAACGCGGAAACGGTTTGCGACTACAAAACGGTATTTCCACATATATCGAGAGGAAAACGGGCAGTGAGACATCACCCAATATTCACGGCGGCCGTGTGTGTCAACCTCCCATAATTCAGAGCACCTAACCGACATATATCCACGGTACAATGTCGGGGATCCATTGTTAACATCAATCAAGTCCACACCAGCATCACTCAGCATCTTCAGTTCGTCTTTCTCTTCACCCAATTTTACCACATGCATCATTCTAATTTTCATTTATACGCCCTCCTCAATAATGATGTATTCTTGTTCTTTATACCGCCAATAAGCCGCCTCACACCGAAACTCATATACAGCGCCGTATGAGGGATAACCCTCAGCCGCGCATTGCGCGGCTATTTCCTCACACTCTTTATCGTATTCACGCCATAAGGCGTCAATTGCGTCTAATTGTTTAACAACCATTCTAATTACCTCCTAAAAATACCTTTTTTTGTTTTTATTTTACCACCTTCTAGTCATTATGTCAATACTTTTCTAGTTGTTATTTAATTAACGTTTTCCGCCTACACTTCTAGTTATCCACAACTAAATTGTGTGTCAAATTGACACAATTCTGGAGAGTTTCTCGTGAAAGATTTAACAATTTGTCTTCGTCTGTCAATTACGGTACACACAGTTAATTGTCTGATAACTTCGTTCCTGGATGCCTGAATTGTATAGACAATTTGGTGTAATGTCTGACAGAGTATGAGTGCGTTTTGTACTTGGCACGATTCTTGAAGTCAGAATATTCTGAATATTCTGATAATTACAAGTGTAAACTTTGTATTGTAGATAAGTTTATTTGTTTTACTATGTGGATAAGTGTTTGTTAAGATAGCTTACTAAGTGGATAACTATGTACGTAGTTTGTAGGTCAATAAATTGTCTGACAATAGATGAAAATTACTTAAGTAGACACAGAGCTGTCTGACAACTTGGGGAATTGTCTGAAAACTCCCTCCTGCTACTTT